GCCATTGTCCCATATCCACTCTTTATTTTCCATTATACCCTCTACGAAAGCGTCTGGAGCTGAAGGATCTGCAACAATATCAGCGGCAGTTGCCAAGTAAAAGTCGTCTTTTACGTAGTTTGCGCCACCTCTTTGTTCTAATGAACCCATACCACGTGATGATACTCCCAATTGAGCACCTTCATCAATAAGACCTTTTACAATCTTACCGTATGGTGTATTCATTATTTTTGCTTCACCAATAAAGTTTGAACCATCTGGATAGAGTTTCGTAATCATATGTGATACTCTTTCCAAATTAACTGTTGGTCCGTCAGGATGTCCTAACTCACCAAATGCACGTTTTTTATTGATAAATTCTGCGTTATATCTTTTTACTTCTTTGTCAAGTATGTCTTTAGGATAGACACGTCCATTTCTATTTTTTAATTCAGATTGTAAAAAGACACCTCTAATTTTATAGTCTTTCTTACCGTTAGTTTCTTCAACTAGGTATTCTGCTTGTGAAATTTCTTCCGATATTAATTTCATATTTTTCTCTCTTGTACTACTATTTATACATTTTTTTATCTAAACTCAACAATAATTGTATAACTATTTTTTATAATCCCCATTTGGTTGTTAAGTATGATTCAACACTTGTAATTTCTGCACCTGATAATGCTTTGTTGAACATTAAAAATTCTGCCACGTCACCATTTAAAAATTCGGCACTATCATCACAACCTAAAAAGATTGTACCGTTACTTGCACTAGTTGTAGCACCGACTGTACCTGTAAATGTTAAAGTTTTAGCTGAACCATCTAATCTATAAACTAGTCTAGCAGCATTTCCAGATTGTGTACCATCAAATTTTAAAGTATGAATATGAAAACTTGTATCAGCTGCTGTGCTACTATCAGCACTTGCACCTGCCATTGTTACTTTATAATTTGTGTCAATAAAAATTCCCATATCGTCTTGGTCACTTGTAGTCAATGTTTGTGTACCAGATGTATTAGAAAATTTAGATACAGCAATTACGGTCATACCACTTAAACTTTGTGCCCAAGCAACAGGATTAATACTTAAACAATCTGTTGTTCCGTCAAATCTTACAACTGATTTACTATTTAAAATATTTGTTTTAAATGCAGGTCTTGTTGTTGCCCCTCCAGTTGAATTAGCGTTGTGGGCAAAATTTGATTTATCAGTCCATTGTGTAAATGTATCTCCGTCTGATGGTCCGCTTGGTACAAATTGTGATCCATCTGCACCGTCAAACCAACTTTGTAGAGTTGTATCTGCGTCTGATACTGAATCTGCAATTGTGCCTATACTACCACCTGAAGAAAACACATTATCATAAAAACCTTTGTAAAGTTCTCCACGTTCAACATTATCTGCTGTTGTTCTACATCTTATATAACATTCTAATGTTTCACTAGTCCCAGGTCTTACCCAACTTCTTATACCATTTGAAATAGTAACATTTGCACCATCAGCTGAATCAGTATATGTGTTTGTTACTACAGCAGTATTTTCGTATTCCCATATGCCATTTGAACCTGGTACCACAACCCACGCCATTTACTTTTCTCCTAATTGCTCTATTAATTCGTTGTCAAAATATTCTTCAATATCATCTTTGTCAACATTATGAAACTCACAAACTTTTTTTATTGCGTTTTCAAAATTAAAAATTAAGTTGCCCTCATTTTTAATTATTTTCATAACATCATTAACCGCCTCTTTCATAACAGGCGATAAATTTTTGTATGATTTACTGTTGAACGTCTGGTTGTTCTCCACTAACTGGCTCAGCTTCATTTGATACCTCTGGTGTTGTTTCTTGTGATTGTGCATTTGCACCTGTAGGTTCAACTTGTCCATCACGTGTAAAAGTACCTGTACCTGCAATTTCTGGTTTAGGGTCGCTATGTGGTTCTGCTTTAAACATACTACCAGCAACTTCTTGTCTTCTAGCGTCTAAAGAATCGCCAACTTTACTTCTTAATGCGTCTTTAAAAGCATCTCCAGCACCAACCATATCGTTTTGTGCTAACTTGTCTATAAAACTTTTTACTTCTTCACTCATTTTTTACTCCTTATAATAATTCATCATCATTTGCAACTTGCGTATCTGGTGATGATATAATACCGTCATCAATTTCTTTTTTGATTTCAGCATCCATTTGTTTCATTTCTGATTCAGTTTGTTTTAAGATATGTTTTCTAACATATGCAACTGAATAATATTTACCAATGTAATCTCTAACTTCTCTTGCTAAGTTTAATCTTTCTCTCATCATTTCAGAATTTTTTAATTCTGCAAAATGACCGTCTTGTAAGAAGTCATAAAATATAGCATCTCTAATTGCAGGCCATTCTGTTTCTGCAATTATGCCTTTGATTATTAATTGTGTTCTTAATAAATCATTAAACAATTCAGTAAATTTCTTTCTTAAACGACCAACAAATTTAGTAAATTTTAATTCATCTCTACTAATTTCACTTGATCTTCCAAGATTAAATCCTTGACTTGCCTCTAATCTACTTACAGGCACGTTTAATGATCTATATAATTTTGCTCTAAAGTATTCAATGTCAGATATTTCACCAAGATTTGCACCGCCTGGTAAAGTTGTAATATCAGTACCTCTACCACCTTCTCTACTTGGTAACCAAAAGTCTTCTAACATTGACATATAGTTTCTGTCATCTCTTACTTCACCTGTAGCAGCGTCATAGACAAGTTTGTTTCTGTATCTTGCCATAACATCTCTTAAATATTGTTCAGCCTTAACTTTAGGTAAGTTACCTACGTCAATCTTAAATATTCTTCTTTCAGGTGCTCTTGCAATTCTGTAAATTACAGCAGAGTCTTCAATCATTCTCAACTGATTAACAGGTTTGATTGCCTTATGTAAGTATGATAAAACTATATTTTTATTTTGATCAATTACACCTGACGGACAATATGCAATTGTGTCTGGTGCAATTTTAATACCTTGAATAGCAGTTGCACCTTGTAAACCTCTTTCGTTGTAAACAAAGTATTCAACTGTTTCATCAGCAATATTAATGTTAGTTGGAGAAACTAATCCTTCAGGTCTTCTCTTTCTAACTTCTCTTATCTTTTTAATTTTTCTAGGATCGAGGTATTTTAATTCCGTAATACCGTTTTTAGTATTTTCAGCATCAATAATCTTTTGAAAAAAGATTCTTCCATCAACATACCATCTTCTAAAGAGATCGTGTCCTCTAGTGTTAAACTGCATTAGTCTTAACACTTCTTTAAATTCTTCTTCTATTCTTTGTTTGACACCACTACTATATGGTAATGAGTCTGTAATTACTTTTACTGATTGTTTATTTTCATTTGAAGTTATTGCTTCGTTGACAATATCTTCTATTGCCATATCGCACTCTGGATGTAAAGCAATTTCTCTATATCTTCTAATTAAATCCTGCTCAGTTTTAGCAGTACCTTCCATATCAAGGTAACTACCAAAGAAACCACCAGCGGCAACTACCTGTGTGCCGTCTTCCGCTTGAGGTTGACTAAACTGTTGTTTTGGATCTGTTTGTGGTTTAACTCGTGTAATATTAAAACCAAATAACTCTGCCATAATTTATTCCTTTATTTTCTCCTAACTACTTATAATAGTTTTAAAAGGGCGCTTTTGACGGCGCCCCTTAAATTTATCTACTATGTAGTAGTATTTGTTTCAAAATATTGATACTCAAATGTAACTTCAAATTCTTCAACAGCATTATTTGTTTCATAATTAAGAGGTATAGCTGCAATACCTGTAGGGTATGCGCCTCTTAATGTATAGGATTTAAGTGTATTACCATTTCTGTCCAACTGATCAACAAATACGTCAACTTGATAATCTACAGGATTTGAAAGTCCTTCGTTATCTGTCATATTGTTGATACCGTTTTGCCATCTTTCAAAAGCATTTCTTAACTTAAAGTTTGTATCGTTAAGAACGGTGATTGACCAACTTGCGAAGGTTCTGTCACCTGCGATTTTGATTTGTCTTCCTCTAAATGGTACATTGATATTACCAATGTCCATAGCAGGAATAGATGTTGCTGTACATAGAAATGCTAGGTCTTCTATTTCTCCACCAACTTGTGCGTAACCAGGGAAAGGCATTGTTACCTTAAACTGGTTGGCTCTTGCGCCACCGCCAGCAAGTTTAGCTTTGAAGTCATTTATATTTGCCATTTTTTATTCTCCTTCTCTACTAT